TTGGCTTTTTCAAGTGCTTTGCACAGATTATAATTTTCTCTTTGTGTGATCACTAGTGATGGATTCACATGCACAAATCCTAAATGTATACTTGAGTCACTAGTGTCTGTGTCCAGCCAAGCAGTCATTAAATTGTCTCTTGCAGAAAGAGCCTTTTTTGTTTGCCGCCAAGAGTCATCTGTAGAAATTTCCCATTTGGCAAACTGCGGACACAGTGCTGTCAACGTCTCTGCAGAATGACATGTAATCACGTGTCCTTCTTTTATAATTCTGAATTGTGCATCTAAATGATTACTGACAGGCAGTCCCATAGGCACAAATTTTGCTGTGGGAAATATACTTTTAAACTTTTCAAGTCCTTTGGTAGAACACACATATTTTTCTGAATAAAAAATGTGCTTGCCTGCAGGCGAAAATGTAGGACTGTCTAATATGACGTCTTTGTTGCCTGGCCAGTCTTTGCTGTCTAGTGTGTTGTAATATTCTTGATCATATTCAGCAGGAGGATTAAATTTTATTATTTCTACAGGCCATGCACAATCATCTAATATGTGCTGTATTGTGTCTGCATCTTCGAATCGATCTATGTCACACCAAGTTAACACTATTTTGTTGTCTCTACAAAATATGTGATCAAACGGTGACATGTTTGGTCTTGGATTCAGAATCTGTGTAGCACCGTGTTTTTTTATGCATGGTTTGTTGTTGAGAATTTTTGGTCTGTACACATTGACATTGTGACTTTCATACAGTTTTGCAAGATTGTCCAAATCTTGTTTTGTTTCTTTTGCGATAATTTGGCAGTGCTCTTTGATGTCGATATCTGGCACATCTGCAAAAAATTCTTCGTCGACAAAATTGCCCACAACTGCACAGGTAAGATCTCCTTGCCATGTGGTATAATGGCCAACTTTGGTGATAGGCTTTCGCATGATAATAGTATATACTATTGTATAAAATGCTAAAAGTCAATTGGACATATAATAATGTCGAGATATCCGAATTGCCTGATGATTGTGTAGGATTTGTGTATCAAATAACCAATACCACCACTGGTAGAAAGTACATTGGAAAAAAGTTAGCCAAGTTTAAAAGATCTCGTCCACCACTCAAAGGCAGAGTCAACAAACGCAAATACAAAGTTGAGTCAGATTGGCAAAAATATTATGGTTCTTCAGATGCTCTCAACGAAGACGTACAAAAAATTGGCAAAGATAAGTTTACCAGAGAAATTCTATTCTATTGCAAGAGCAAAGCAGAATTAAGTTACGTTGAAGCCAGAGAACAGTTTGCACGTAAAGTGTTAGAAACTGATGATTATTACAATGGGCATATCAGAGTCAGAGTGCATGGCAGTGGTATAAAAAAATAATGGAAATTTATCTTGCTTTTCTTTTATTAGGAATAGGGTATGGGTTGATCATAGGATTGATTCCCGCCGCGGGTGCAACCACAGGATTAATAGCACTTTTTGGNATTATGCCTTATTTTGCGGCAGATCCTTATGTGGGTGTAATTTTTTGTGTGGCTGTGGTTGCTTCTTCNACAACTGGTGATTCATTCAGCGGAGTATTACTAGGCATACCAGGAGCCAACTCTGCGGCTGCCACAATGGTGGATGGATTTCCTATGGCNAAACGTGGTGAAGCCACAAGGGCACTGTCGGCCGCAATNACATCNAGCACTGCTAATGGACTGTTCTTTGGATCATTAACATTTTTATTTCTACCCTATTACACCAAAGTTGTCATGTACATGGGCATACCTGAACTGTGGGCATTNGTNCTGTTGGCATTTGTCACTGTGGGATTTGTGTCCACACAAAAATATGTGCGAAGTGCGTTGGCGATAGTGTTAGGAGTTACAATAGGACTTGTGGGCGTTGATGTCAACAATGTGCCTCGTCTCACAATGGGATGGAGATATCTTGAAGATGGTGTGCAGATTCTGCCTTATGTGGCAGGACTTTTTGCAATTCCTGAACTGTGGCAAGGATGGTTGACTAGAAAGCAAACTGCCACAATCAAAACACAGCATGGCAGTTGGCAAGATCTTGTACAAGGAATGAAAGACACTGCAAGATGTTGGAAAGACAGCATCAGAGGTGGAGCAATAGGTTCATTCATAGGATTATTGCCTGGACTGGGCGGAGCAATGGCAGATTGGTTGGCCTATGGATCCACAGTGGCAGCCAATCCCCAAGAGAAATTTGGAGATGGAAATGTGAGAGGAGTAGTAGGAGCAGAAGGAGCCAATAATGCACAGAAGGCTTCATCATTTATTCCTACTGTGCTGTTTGGAATACCAGGCGCACCCTTTGCCGCGATATTGATGGGGTTATTTTTATACTTGGGCATTGACCTAGGATCTCCTGATACATTCTATGACAAAAAATTATTTGACAGTATGGCCTATGCATTTTTAATTGGCACAATTGTTACTGCATTGATCTGTTATGGATTGGCGTATTTTGCAGGTTGGATGACCAGAGTACCATATGTGTATTATTTTCCACTGATACTTGCTGTGATTGTTTGGGCATCTTTGCAGTACACAGGCGGATGGGAAGATATTGCAGTGCTTGTGGCATTTTCCATACTTGGATTGCTATGTAAAAAGTTTCAAGTCAGCAGACCAGCACTGCTGATTGGATATCTGTTGAGTGACAGAATCTACAATCTCACTTACCAAATCACCACACTTCATACAGTGAGTGATTTAATTACAAGACCGATCTTTATTTGTATCATGATTTGTGTTATACTTTTACTGTATTGGGGAATAACAAAAAGGAGTAAATTAGACTATGCTTAAAAAAACAACACTGGCTTTGTTGCTAATGACAACAACAGCGTTGGCAGATTATAACTTAATCGTGCCACAAAAACCATCAGGTGGAACATCTGTATGGGCACAGATAGTGGTGCAAGAATGGCAGAAACATCTGGGCGAAAATATCAACTTGATTTATAAACCAGGTGCAAGAGATCAACTAGGACCAAATGAGTTTCAAAACGAACTGAGATTCAACAATAACACTATCCTTGTATCGCATGGTGGAAACGGAATATCATATCTGGTTGAACCTGTGGACTACAACTACATGGATTGGGAATCAATTGGACAGATGAATTTGAATATTATTGTGGGAGCAAGAAACAAGACAGACACTGCCAATGGCCCTATACAATTTCCATCAGGCTCTGGCATGACTCCAGAGATCATGGCCATTGTGATGCTACTGACCGGACCAAACGGTGACCCACTAAAAACATTTGAAGAAAAAATTGTGTGGGTAAAAGGCATGTCAGGTTCCGAAAGAAGATTAGCATTTATGAGAGGCGANCTAAANGCCAACTAGAGAAAATCCTGCCGCATACAANAAACATGTGATGCCCATAATTGAAAAAGGTGATGCATACACATGGTTCCATCATGGACTGTTAAATGTTGCAACAGGCAATCATGACAACGATCCTAACTTCACTGAGCCAACATTTGAAGCACTGTTTGAATCCACATATGGTGTTGCACCCAGTGGCGACTTTTATGATGCATACAAACTGGTTAAAAGTTGGAGAGATGCACTGCAAAAAGCATTTTGGGTAAATGCAGGCAATCCTAACAAAGACAAACTGGTTGCCGCATTGAACAAGATGATCAGTGATCCAGAGTCAGTGGCCGCTATTGAAAAGAAAGTGGGCAAGTACGAATGGAGAACAGGTGCAGATGGTGATGCCGCAGTGAGAACACTCAAATCATTAATCACTCCTGGTGCACTGAAAACATTGACTGATTTTGGCAAGAATCAATTAGGCTACAACACAGTGTACAAAGAAGAACTAACTCAATAATGTACATACTGCTGACAGGTGCTCCAGGATCGAAGTGGAGCAGTGTGGCAGAAAGCATCTATTGGAGCGACAGCATTGACCATACCGATAACACACAAGCACGAGGTTACAAAAACGGTGTGGTCAAACACGTTGGTGCTTATTGGGATCCAGGCATGGAGTTCGAAAATACAGATTGGGACGGCCCGTTCTCGGGCAATGGAAAACGCATTGTCAAATCACACACATTTGCACATCAATTGGAAACACTCAAATCATCTGGTCATCCTATAGTGATGGTACACAGAAACGATTATGAGTGTTTCAAGTGGTGGCTAGAAGCAGGAGGATTTGACATTACCTATCCCAATTACAAATATTTTGAAAATTTAGACAAGATGTGGCAACACATTCAAGCAGAAAACAAAGACATTATGCAGTTTGTGAAAGATCACAGTGAACAAGTCACACTGGTAAAAAATAGTATGGAACTTTGCAGTTTGTTGGAAATAGATCATCCTACATACATCAACTATTACAAAGACAAAGATGTGAAAGTATATGTGTACAAACCATGAATGAAACAGAATTAAAATATTTTAGAGACTCATGGAGTCCGGATTATAGTAAATTTAAATTGACCGGATGGGCATTGTTGGACAAAATAAAAGATGACGACACAGTGCTAGACATTGGTTGTGGATACAATCTTTTCAAAGAAAAACTTGGTGATAGATTGTGGGGCATTGATCCTGCCAATGCCAAAGCAGACGAAATGATATCCTTTCAAAACTATGTTCCACACAGAGAATTCAATGTGTATCTTGCACTAGGATCTATCAATTTTGGTGATCATCAAAATGTAGAATTTCAAGTGGCCAAGTTGGCATATCATTGTAAACCAGGAGACAGAGTATATTGGAGACAAAATCCAGGCACTGCTGATCATCCGTGGAAAGGTGTAAAAGAAGTAAGATTTTTTCCATGGACAAAAAAACACAATCGCGATTTTTGTAAAAAATATAATTTTACTCTTGCAGAGATAGATCAAGACACTGGTAACAGACTGTATGCCCAGTGGATAAAAAACTAATCAAAAATACTATCTGACAAAATTGCAAACTTAAATACAGTGTGAATCAACTCGATCACAATTCAAATCAACAATTAATCAACAGGAGCACTTTATGAATACTATCAAATGGATAGTGGTATTATGTGTACTGGCGTTTACAAGTGTTGCATTTGCTGACAAACCTAAAGTTGGATTTATATTCATTGGCCCTGCGGGTGACCATGGATGGACATATCGACATGATATTGGTCGTCAAGCAATCGAGAATAAACTCGGTTACAAAACAACCTATATTGAAGGTGTACCAGAAAATGCAGATGCTGTAAGAGCCATACGTAAACTAGCACAATCAGGCCACGACTTAATTTTTACAACATCATTCAACTACATGGATCAAACAATGGCAGTAGCAGAGGAATTTCCAAATGTCAAATTTGAACATGCTACAGGATTCAAAAGACTAGACAATGTATCAACATATTCTGGCAGATTCTATGAAGGCAGAACCATCAGTGGACACATTGCAGGCAAAGAAACAAAATCTAATGTTATTGGATATATTGCATCTTTTCCTATTCCAGAAGTAATTAGGGGTATTAATGCTTTCTATCTGGCGGCGTCCAAAGTAAATCCAGATATTCAAATTAAAATTATTTGGGCATACACTTGGTATGATCCAGGCAAAGAAGCCGATGCGGCAAAAACACTAATCAATCAAGGAGCAGATATTATTGTGCAACACACAGATACATTTGCACCCTGTCAGGTTGCACAAGAAATGGGAGTAAAAGCATTTGGTCAAGCATCTGATCAATCACAGTTTTGTCCTGATTCCCAACTGACTGCAATTGTTGATGACTGGGATTCATATTATGTACAAAGAGCCAAAGCAGTAGAAGATGGCACATGGACATCTGCAGATGCATGGTGGGGATTAGACAACGGCATGGTTAAAATGGCACCATACACAAACATGGATGC